ATCTGCGACCTGGGTGACTGCCTCGACTTGATGCAGGGCGCGAGCGACCGCCGGCAATGCAAGTCGCAGCTCCGCTCGAGCCACGCCGCCGCCGCGTACTTCGACGCCGTCATCAACGAGACGGCCGAACGCTACGCGCCATACGCGCAGAACTGGGCGTTCATGGGGCAGGGCAATCACGAATCCGCGTGGCTCAAGCACCACGAAACCTGCCCGACCACGAACCTCGTCCGCGCCATCAAGTCGATCAACCCCAGGTCGCAGATCGGGGCAGGCGGTTACGGCGGCTGGTTCAAGCTGCGCGTCGGCGTCAACAACTGCAAGCTCACCTGGACGATGCGATATCACCACGGGTCGGGCGGCGGCGCGCCAATGTCGATGGGCGTCCTTGACAGCCGGCGAATGATGTCGTGGCTCGAGGGCGTCGACTGCATCGCGGTCGGCCACAACCACCACTCGAACATCGTCGGCGTCGCTCGCGAGTACCTCGAGACGCGCAACGGCGTGTACGAGATCCGGAACCGCCATTGCGACTTCGTCCGCTGCGGCACCTACAAGCAGGATTGGGGCGACGGCTCTGGCGGGTGGATCGTGGAGAAGGGGCCGGGGCCGACGAGCCTGCGCGCGAAGTGGGTGCGGTTGTTCATACGATGGGAGACGGAGAACGACCAGCACGGCGGTCGCTCCCGAGGTCACCCGCGCATCGCGTGGGACATCATGGACGCACACTAGCCGTTTCAGAAGGACAGACATGCCGACGCCAGCAAAGGGCAAGCGATTCGTCAAGGTCGTGCGGAACCCGGAGACGGGACGCACGCGCAAGGTTTCCTACGGACAGGCCGGCAAGGCGAAGGGCGGCGGCGACCGCATCAAGCCCGGAACCGCGAAGGGCGACGCCTACTGCGCGCGCAGCTTCGCACAGATGAAGTCGCACCCGGCTGCGGCGAAGAACCCCAACAGTCCGCTGCGACTGTCACGCGCGAAGTGGAAGTGCAGCGGCAAGACCTCAAGGAGCTGAACATGGCGAAGAAGACAGCGAAGCGCGGCCTGTACGCGAACATCAACGCACGACGCAAGGCCGGCACCAGCAGGTCGAAGTCCAAGTCCACCGTCAGTCCCGCCGCGTTCGCGGCCATGCGTCGCGGCTTCAAGTGATCCGACCATGCGCGTCCGACTCGGCGGCAGGTACTGGGAGCTGCGTTTCGTGCCGAACCTTCGCAACGACGGCGAGGTCGATTTCGGCATGAACCTGGAGTCGCGCATCATCCGCGTGCGCCTCGGGCAATCGGCCGAAAACATGTTGGACACGATTGTCCACGAAGCCCTGCACGCCTCGCGCCCAGAGCTTGACGAGGACGCGGTGACGAAGACCGCGAACGACGTCAGCCGGCTTCTGTATCGCCTGGGCTACAGGCGTCAGTCGAGCCAGTAGACCTGTTCGCCACGGCGGTAGTGCCTGAAGTCCTCGGAACCCTTTGAGAACTTCGTGAAGTGCCTGTCGAGGTACTGCACGTGGTTGTTCGGGAGCAGCATGAACTGCCCGTCGCCGCGCTCGATGAGGTTCAGCGGCTTGTGTTCTTGCGGGTAGCGGCTGAACCCGTCCGACCAGTCGAACGTCAGCCCGGTGTGCCGGCCGGTGAATCCGTCGTTGCGGTTCACGCCCATGCACAGCAGCCCCTCGAGGTAGGTCAGATGCACGACCTCAAGGTGTTCGCCCATGCCGCCCCAGGGCTGGAGCGAGTCGATGCCGTTGCCGAACGTCGTCAAGGTGGACATCAGGTGCAACGGGACGCCGCACCAGTTCGCGCCGCTCTCGAGCAGCACGTGCGCGAGCATCGCCTGTCCCGGCCGGCAGTACGCCGCGTGCCAGATGCCGCGCGTCACGCCCTTCGGCATGTTCGGCCCGAGCGCCGAGTTGCAGACGTTGACGTACAGGTGATACGGGAGAGAAGCGTGGCGTGGCATCGTGCGCGTATACTACGCTCGCGAGGACGCGGGTCTGCGGCAGTCGACGCCAACCACCCGCACGGGCGCGCCCTGAAGGCCGCGAGGTACGCCGGCGCGACGATCACCCGTTGGGGTAGCAACAACCTTTCGCCGGGGACAGGCGGTGCGAAGCGCCGCTGTGTCCCATGTTGCACCGTGTTGCATGCGTGATGCAACCTCGCCGCATGGAGCGAAAGTGCTACAGATCCTCACAAGTGCAGCACTTCCGCAGCTGCTCGAACGGTCGAAGGTCGCGCTGCCCGAGCGCGTAGCCGCGACCATGCCCGAAGTCCTTGACGTTCTCGGCGCGAAGCAGCCGATGCGCGGTCGCCCATCCGGCGATGCGGAACGACGGGATCGTCCCGACGACCAGCACGTAGATGTCGCTGGCGGTCGATGCCTTCCCGAGCGTAGCAAGCAGATGTCCGCTCTCAACGCGCGTCGTCTTGACGTCGACCGTCAGCCCGTTGAGGAGCGCGTCGTGACCTCCGCGTCTTGCACCGATGGTCATGTCCGGCCAGACGTTGACCGCCTTGCAGAACGCGAACTCGCCGGCGATGCCGTCGAGATCCGTCTGCGCGCTCGCCTGCGGCCCGAGCTGCGCGTCCTTCACGCCGGCGGCGCGAGCGGTGGTGAACCGCTGCTCCGCAAGCCACTTGCAGATTCGCGCCTCGGTTTCCGTGAGTGTCACGCGCATAGAAAGAACGCCCCGCGAATCTTGCGATCCTGCGGGGCGCATCCGGGGGCAAAGGTGGGAGCCGTCCGTGGCTTCCCGTAGCGGCGCGCGGCGAACAGGAAACAATCCTGGGCATCTCGCCGACGCGCCGGCGAGGACTATACCCCGCCAACAAAGAAGCGCAAGCCGAAGCCTGCGCTACTTTGCGGTTGCATCACGAGCGGGGGTCGCTATGATGCGTGCTGCTCAAATCGCGGTTGCATTGTACCGAACCTGCTCCCAGGAGCAACAATGCCGCAAGCAGATCCCGGCGCGGTAGGGGATCATGGATGTAGACGCAGGGCGTGACCCTAACCTGCGCCGCCCGAAAGGGCGCGCTCCCCCACGAAGGCAGCGGCTGGCAGTCCTCCAGCGAAATGGTGAAATTCGTGGCTCGACCGAAAGCGTGGCTCCGTGTGGGCTGGTCGATGTGGCCCCCTCGCGGGGTCACTCCCTCTGCGTTCACCGTGCAGACTGCATTGCAACCCCCGGCGGGTACGACCTTCCAACTCCGCCCATATGGCTGATATGCGCGAGCCGCCGCGACGCGGAGCCGTAGGCGAAGCGAAGCGGAGCGGCGGCTCTCTGCGGAAATCTCTAGTACGCAACGACCGCTCGGCAACCGTCCTCCACCTTCTCCGTGGAGGCGATCCTGTGGTCGCGAAATAATTGTGAGAAATATCTGCTTCACCCCCTTGACAACCATACGATGAAGTATAGGATTCACCGTGTCGCAGGAACGCACGTTGCGGGAGCGCGACACAACGAGGAGAACACCATGACCACATCCACCACCCGTCGCTTCTCTCGCTTTGACGCCGCCGCCATCCGTCGTGCCGCTCGTGCTTGGTTCAAGATGCCCACCGCAATCGTCGAGGCTGGTGAGCGCTACGACGCGGCTGGCTGCCTGACCGTTGACAGCAGCCGTTGGCCGGAGGACTCCGACCTCTACGACATGGAGCCGGAGCTGCGCGACATCCGCGAGGACATCGCGCCCGGATTCACGCTTGACCTGTATGTCTACCACCGGGCCGAGGACGGCGACACGGCCGACCTTGAGGGAAACCTTGACGCCCGATGGACGGGAACTGAATGGGAGGTGTTCGATCCCTTCCGCCCAGCTCGCGTTGAGCGGGCCACGCCGGCCCGGTGACGTCGATCCCCTGCCGGCTGGCGCCGAAACCCGACTCATCATGGCCAACCGTCAGCGTCTTAAGAACTTGCAGAGAACGTAGCGTGGCACGGTAAACTGCGGTGCATGGGCAAGCGTCGACGAAAGCAGCCGCCAGCCATCCTCCTCGGCGGCCTCGACGACTGCCTGCTCGGCAAGATGTTCCCGCACCCCAACGACGAGCATGGCGTCCCGGTCGCCGTCTACAGCGGGGACATGATCGCCGCCCGTCTGCGAGACGACGAGAACATGTCAATGCCCGACGCACGTGCGTTCGTGACGGACAACATCGAGCAGAACTTCCTCGGCCCAGGCACCGCTCGCGTGGTATGGGCTGCAACGAGCGAAGATTTCGGGCAGTTCGTCGACCCCGATTGATATGCTCCCGCATATGCATATCCGTTCGTATGACGATTTCAAGACGGCGGTCACCGAGGAGGTCGCCTCCCAGGGCATGACCCGCAGCGGACTCGCCCGTCAGCTCGAGGCCGCCGGCCTCCTCCGCGCACACACCGTTCGATGCCTGCTCGGGTCACCCGGCACCGTCATCGGTCGCCGCAAGCCAGCGTTCGACTCGGTGTTGACAATCGCCAACGCCGCCGGATTCGACCTCGTCCTCCAGCGCAGGAGCTGAACCCATTGCCAAGCAAGACACCAAAGCAGCGAAAGTTCATGGCGGCGGCCGCACACAACGCCGCCTTCGCCAAGCGCGCGGGAATCTCCCAGAAGGTCGCCCGAGAGTTCAACCGTGCCGACACCCGCCGGAAGGCACGGAAGCGATCCTGATGCCTTCTAGCCCCCCTGCTGGGCAAACCAAGATGGTCGCCGTGAACGAGAACGGCAGACGAATCGGGGAGGGACACCACAATGCCACGATCACGGACGAAACCGTCAACGCCATCCGCGAACTCCACGAAGACCACGGCATCGGGTATCGACGCCTCGCAAGGCAGTTCGGACTCCACGTCGAAACCGTCAAGAAAATCTGCCGCTACCAGCGCAGGGCAGCAACCCCCAAAGCATGGAAGCGCGTGGAGCAGGGAAGACCGAACGCGCCTGCTTGACGATCTCGTCGCGTGGATCGGGGAAGGCAAGCCCCTGCGCGAGTGGTGCAGGCAGGAAGGAAAGCCTGCGTGGCAGACGGTTTACGAGTGGCTCGAGGAGGACAAGGAAACCGACAGACGCATCGCGCGCGCGCGCGAGGATGGACACGACGCGCTGGCCGAGCAATGCCAGGTGCTGTCGGACACCCCGCCCCGCGATGCCGTCGAGGTGCAATGGCGCAAGCTCCAGATCGAGACGCGCCTGAAGCTGCTCGCGAAGTGGAACCCGCGCAAGTACGGCGACCGGGTCGGCGTCGACCACGCCGGCGGCGTCAGCATCGTCCTGAAGACCAACGTCCCCGATGCCGAAGACGGACATTGAACTCACGTATGCGCCTCGAGCGTGGCAGCGCGAGTGCCACCTCCTGAAGCGGCGGTTCACCGTCCTGGTGCTGCACCGCCGCGCCGGCAAGACCGAGCTGGCAATCATGGAACTCATCAACCGCGCTGTCAAGTGCAGCCGGGAACTGGGGTTCTTCGTGTACGTCGCGCCGTTCCTGAAACAGGCGAAGGCCATCGCGTGGGCGCGACTGAAGGACAAGCTCGGCCCTCTGCGCGCGACCGGGGCGGTCGATGTCAACGAGGTCGATCTCGCCGTGACGTTCAAGCACAACGGCGCGACGATCCGCCTGTTCGGTGGCGACAACCCCGACGCCCTGCGCGGCATCCGCCTCGACGGTGCGGTCATTGACGAGGTCGCCCAGATCAAGCCCGAGGTATGGACGGAGATCGTGCAGCCGGCGCTCGCCGACCGCAAGGGATGGGCGCTGTTCATCGGCACACCCGCCGGCATGAACCTGTTCGCCGAGCTGTACTACAAGGCCGGGAACCTCGAGGACTGGGTCGCCAAGAGATACACCGTCAACGACACCGACGCGCTCGACCCCGACGAGGTCGCTCGCCTGAAGCGCGACATGTCCCCCGAGGCGTTCTCCCGCGAGTTCCTGTGCGACTTCAGCGCGGCAGGCGACGACCAGCTCATATCGCTCGCCGACGCCGAGGCCGCGTCCGAGCGCGAGTACCAGGACGGCGACATCATCGACTCTCCGCTGGTGATCGGCGTCGATCCGGCCCGGTTCGGCGACGACCGCAGCGTCATCATGCTGCGGCAGGGGCTGCGCGCCGAGGAGCCGATCATCCGCCACGGCATTGACAACATGTCGCTCGCGAGCCTGGTCGCCAACGTCATCGAGGATCGCGACCCCGACGCGGTGTTCATCGACGCAGGCGCTGGTGCCGGCGTGATCGACCGCCTGCGGCAGCTCGGCTACGACGTCACCGAGGTCGCGTTCGGCGGCAAGGCGACCTACCCGAACCTGTTCGTCAACAAGCGAACCGAGATGTGGTGGGCTGTCAAGGAGTGGCTCGAGGCCGGCGGGTCGATCCCCGACGAGTCGACGCTGAAGGTCGAGCTGTCGACGCCGACCTACTCCTACGACACGGTCGGACGCCGCGTCCTCGAGTCGAAGGACGAGATCAAGAAGCGACTGCAAGGCGGCGGGTCGCCCGACATCGCCGACGCGCTCGCGCTCACGTTCTCGTTCGCCGTCAGCAAGCAGCTCCCGCGCGAGGTGCGCGACCGCATCACGAAGCGCGGCAGCGACTACGACCCCTACGAACGGGAACCGTAATCGCATCATGGAGGAATAGAGTCATGGTCAGGCAGGCAACCGAACAGGACGTCAAGGCAATTGCCGACATGTGCATGGAGTTCATGTCAGGCACAAAGTATGCGTCCGTTCTTCCCGTGGATCGCGATGAAGTCAAGCACGCCATTCTCCAGCTTGCTGCGATGGGCCGCGTCTGGGTGGCGGTGGTTGACGGCGCCGTCCGTGGGTTCATGTGCGCGTCCATCGTCCCGACATGGTTCAGCCCACGCTCGCGCATCGCGCTCGAGCATATCTGGTGGATGCAGCCGGAGTTCCGTGGCCGCCCCGAGGGCATCCGCCTGCTGCTCGAGTTCGAGCGGTGGGCGAAGGAGCAAGGGGCGCACGTCGCATGCATGTCAGACATCGTCCTCGAGGCCGGGAGTCCGGCAGGGTCGATCCTCCAGAGGCTCGGCTACGAGGTGAGCGAACGCACTTTCCTGAAGGTTCTCCAATGTTCGACCACAGAATCCGACGCATCCATGACCTCTCCTCCCGCCGCGAGCGGAACTTCGTAATCAGCGGACTGACCGCGCTCGGAACCGCACTTGGCGCAAGTGCGAGCAGCGCTTTGGCGGTTGGCGCAT